TCGACTGGTTAGCAGCCAACAAAGTTATTGACAGCCCCGACTACTGGAAAAGTGCCATTTCCCACGTCAAGTATCTTAACGAGTTGCTTTTGAAGGTTGTCAAAAAGTTCTCGTTTTGTTAGGCAAGGTTTGAAATTTGAACGCCGGAAGGAGCGTCTGGGATGAAAATGGTTAAGGATATTAAACTTAAAGAGGGATATTATTCTAGCGACCATAAGTTATTAAATATTGTTGATTGTGAAACTGGCGAGACAATTGCACATGATGTACCAGTTGATTATGCAAAACTGATGATAAAGGCAGTAAATGACCACGAACAAAGTAAATAACCACCGAGGCTCTATCGAAGCCCGTTCTCCTTAACGGAGGGCGGGCTTTTTCTTTTTGCCCATTTGGGGCCGTAACGCCTAACGGATAGGCGACTACCCTGGCGAGGGGAAACGCGGAGGTACTTTTATGTTTGGACACAGCGCATGGATGTTAAGGCATGGTTGCTTCATCGACACCGGCGACCTACAAAGCGGATTAGGAGACGTCGCTGACTCCCAGGCTGACGGTGAAGGCGAGGACAGCCTAGAAAACGACCCGGAGGGGGAACCGGGCGAGAGTTCTGATGACCCCAATCAGAAGCGCACAAGCAAACAGCCGCCGGAGGTAGATGCAGCCTTTGCAGAGGCAAGGCGGGCGCGTAAAGAGGCCGAAGAGTTACGGGCAGAAAACGCCAAAATCAAAGGTGTCTATGTCAAGTATGGCCTCCACACCGCCGACGACATTGTGGCGGCAGTCACACTTCAAGAGCAGAAGTTGGCCTCTGCAAACCAAGATGAGGACGCCAAGTTTGCAAGCTACCTAGCCTCCGAGAAGCAAAAACTCAAGGCGGCCAACTGGGACGACCTGGCAGTGGAAACGCACATGACCGCTTTAAAGGCTGATTACCGGGCCTATAAGGCAGAGCGCAGGTTGGCGCAGTCTGAGGAGGTCCGGCGCGTTGAGAAGGAGCAGGAAAAGAAGCAACAGCAGGTAGATAAGGGCTTCTCTGGATGGTACGACCAATTCAAGGACCTCCGCAAAGAGTACCCCGACCTGCTCCCGAAAAAGGCTTCTAATTTCAACGATGTGATTGCCACTTATCCCAAGGTCATTGAGTGCATGACGAAGGAAAATCTCAGCTTCAAACACGCATTTAAGGAAGTCTTTGAGGATGAAATTGCCGACCGTCGCGTCCAGCGCAAGAACCAAAAAACGCAGGACAACGACAGCCGGTCAACCACATCCGGCAAGGACAAGGGCAGCGCCACGGGTGGAACCCACGGACTAACTGACCAGCAACAGAAACTCGCAAAGGCAGGCGGCATGACCAATAAGGAATATGCCGCGCTGTTAAAGCACGTTAAAAAGTAAGGAGGATCAAGAATTATGTTTGAATACGCATACGATTTAAGCGGGTGCGCGTATCCCGTTATCAAGGAGTTTGACTGCGCCGACGCTACCGCGCTTTCCAAGGGCGAGGCTGTACTGCTCCCGGTGGCCGCTTCCGGCACGACCGGCATAGTGACCGCAGGAGGCACGACCTACACAGCCGGTTATCTTGGTGTTACGGCAGAAGCGAAGGTAGCCAGCGACGGCGTGACCCGTATCAAGGTATACTGCTCGCCAACCGCCGTATTTAGGGCGGCTCCGATCACCACTACCGTAACGGCCAGCGCGTCGGCCACGGTCTGGACCGACTCAACCGTCCTGCTGAACACTACCGGAGACGCGGCCAATGGCGGCAAGCTGAAAATCAAGGGCAAGGCTGCGGCCGCAACCGGCACATTCAGCGTGGGCGACATCTGCAAGATCACCGACAGCGCGACCAATACCCTGACCAGCGTTTTCGCAGGCAGCACGACCGTAGGAGACAGCGCGTACTTTTTCCCGCCCATCGGTTCGCTCGGCGCGACCATGAGCGCGACCAACGCTCTTACGCTGACCTGGGCGGCGACAACCGGGACCGCGTTAAGGATCGTTGACCATGACCTTGATAATAACAAGGTTTACTTCATGTTCGCGCTCCACCGCTTTGCAAACGCAACAGCATAACCAACAGACACCCATGAGGGTGTTTTTTAATTTGAAGGAGGTATCACAATGTTAGATGTTTTAACCTGGGCAGACGACCTTTACCCGCTGGTGTTTAAGCGGTTTCAAGACAGGTACGACAAGCGTACAGACCTTATCAAACTCGTTATTGGGCATGAGAAAATAAAAACCCTCTCCATGCATGATGAGGGTATCGGCGGCTACGGCTATGTACCCGACTACGACGGGACACTGATTACCGAGCTTAACCAGAAGCGCGGATTCAAGCAAACCTACACCCCGAAAGAAAGAGCTGCCAAAGCAACCGTACATTACAAATACGCGAAGGTTGACCAATCCGGCGAGGCTAAAAAGGCCGGTACGAAGATGGCCGACTCCCTGGCAATGACACAGGTAAGAGACTTTTACAACCTGTTCGCCAATGGGTGGAACTCCACCTACACCGGCGCTGACAGCAAGCCCCTGTTTGCATCAGACCACCCGACCAACAGCGACAGCGACTCCACGTTTGACAACACCGGCACTTCTACGTTTAGTATTGCGGCCATTACGACAGCGCAGACCAGGGCGCAGAGGTTTATCACGTTCGATGGCCTGCCGTTCGATTGCGACTTCGACCTGTGTCTGATTTCGCCTGAATTGGAACCCAGAGCAAGAGAATATTTCGGCAAAGAGGCTAAGCTTATTCCCGACAGCGCAGAGAATGGAGCTAACCCGATCTATGGGATGAAATTTTTTGTGATAAAGGGGCTGACGGCTAAGCAGTGGATAGTTGCCGACTCCAGTCTTCTAAAGGAATACGCTAAACTAGTTGAAATAACTGCGCCGATGGTAATTCCCAATAAACCGGATAATCCCCTGATCCAAGAGTACATCGGATATGCTGACTATATTCTCGGGTGGTCAGACGCCCGTATGTGTATCGGGTTTAATCCTGCCTAACAGAGAGAGGGCTTGTCCCTCTCTTAACTTTTATTTGGAGGTGTAAAATGACGCAGTACACGCACATCAAAAACATATCAAGCGTAGACGGCTTGTTTGTTGGAGCCTTCGGCAATGAGGTCATGGTGGCCGACCAGTACGGCAATCCTGCTTTTGGCGCTTACGGCCAAGGTACGAGCTACTATGTTGACTGCAACGCCGGGAGCGACACCAACGACGGCTTAAGCTGGGACTCGGCATACAAGAAGCTGTCAGTAGCCCTTGCCGCTTCTCATGCCAATATTGCGGCCAGTTCTAAGGGCTGGGCTGCACGAAACAGAATCTACTTCAAGGGCGACCAAACCGCCACGGCTGACGGCGAAGACCTGACCAAGCTGGCACAGAAAACCGACATTATCGGCGTCGGCACTACCGACTGGAAGGCTAAGCCGCAGTTGATCGGCAACCATGTGGTAGACGCCACAACGAGTTACCAGGGATGCCGGTTCATCAACGTGATGTTTAAGGGTCCCATTACGACCGGCGGCGACATATTCACGCTGACCAGTCAACACGGAATAGAGTTCCTCGGCTGTGAGTTTATGGGCGATTCCACCACGGCGGCAACTGCGGCAGTAGTGGCTACCGCTTGCGTCTCTCTCAAGTTTGACAACTGTACCTTTAAGGGCGCTTTCAGTGATGCGGTTATCGAATTGGGCGCTGGTCAGGCAGACGGATTTGTGGTCACAAACTGCTTCATCCAGGGCGCGAATATGGGCATTGACATTCCAAATACCGTCACCTATGCGGCCAATAAGTGTGGACTGATCAAGGACAACGTGATCTCTTCCACGCTGGCCTGCATCAATGACGCACTCGGCACGACCTTTGTTATCAACAACCGCCTGAGAACAGCAGCCGCAAAGGGCTCTGACATGGCCGGATGTATTGTGTGCGGGATTACCTACGCACAGGATAACAGATGCACCACATCCGACGCTAACAACGTCGTGTATCCGGCGGAAGGGGCAATCGGGGAATAATATAAGAGGGGAGGCCAAGCGCCTCCCTTTACTTTTAGGGGGTGAAATAAATGTTTCGTCCTGAGAATGTGCAGGGTGTTATTTTAGAAAGTGCGGCCAGAACCGCGACAAACTACAGCGAACCCATGGAAAACGATTACGCCAGGGGCGTCAAGGTATTCATTGACTGTACCACTTCGGCAGACACGCCGAGCGTTACTTTCAGTATCCAGGAG